CTGACTATCCGCGCCGCCCGCGCCAGGCACGCGGAACGAACCGCCGGTCTTGAAGCCGCCGATGTTGGTGCCTCGGATTGACGCGACCAGCGCGGCGCCCTTGGCAACGACGGCGGCTACCGCGGCAATGTTGGCCGGGAATGGCAGCTCGAGTGCCTTCGCCCCGCCAACGAACATAGAGATCGTCGCCTGCACGATACCGGCGGCCTTCGCGACCGTCGCCATGGCCTTGTTCTCTTTGCCAAAGGAGTTGCCGATCTGCTGCAGCGAACCGGCGATGGACTCGCCTGCCTGCTGCCAGGTGGCGCCGTAGCGTTGCGCGGTCGCCTCCATGATGCGCGCGCTTTCGTCGGCCGTGAGACCCAGCGCCTCGATGGCAAGGCGGTTGTTCTCCATCTCCATCCGATACGCCTCGTGCGGCGTCCGGTTGGCGAGCACCAGCTCCTTGCCCTTGAGCTTGAGCGCCGTCTGCTCCGCGGCAAAGCCCATGTTGTTGATCTTCAAGCGCAGCGCATCCGTCAGCGGAATTTTCTTTTCCTCGACGATCGCCAGCGCCTGCATCACCACGCGCATGCGCTCGTAGGCGCCGGTCGTCAGGTCCATGGCGGCGACTTGCGCCGCGGCATTGGTCTGCTGCTTCAGCTGAGACAGAAAGAACATGTCCAGCGCCTTCGTCGCCTCCGTGGCTTTGGACGCGGCCTGGATGACCGGCGCCGCGATCTTCTCCGCGATCTCGGGCGCCTTGGTCTCGTTCTGGGCCGCCGCCTCATCCCAAATCGTCGCGATCGTGGCGGCCGCCGCCTGGGCGTTCACCACGACGTTGCCGAACCCGCCCTTCATGGTCTCGACGGCGCCGGCGAAATCGCCGCGCACGACCTGCAGAACGGCGCGCGCCACTGCGCCGACGTTCTCGAACACGGTCTTGAACACGGCGCCAACGATGACGCCGGACGACACCAGGGCTCGCAACGTCACTGCCAGCGCATCTCCAACCGTCTGCATCAGCTGCGCGTTCTTCGCGCCATCGAACATCGCCTTGGAAACGCTCTCCAGCGCCGGTAGCATGCGCGCCGTCACCTGCAGAATGATGCCGTCCTTGACCTTGCCGAGCCGCGTCAGGTTGTCGTTGAAGGCCTCCGCAGCGCGGCCGGTCTTGCTGTCGATGACGATGCCGAGCTCATCGGCCTCATTCATCATCGCGCGCAAGCCTTCGGCGCCGCCGTTCAGCATCGGGATCAACTCGGCACCGGACCGGCCGAACAGCGCCATCGCAAGCGCCGTCTTGCCGGCACCATCCTCCATGGAGCCGAACCTGCCGGCGACCTCGGTCATCACCTGCCCAGACGACTTCAGCGTGCCGTCGCTATTCTTGACCGTGATGCCGAGCGCCTGAAACGCGCGTGACGCCTCGTTGATCGCACCCCCGGCCGTCTCGCTCATGCTGCGCGCGAGACGCGACAGGCCCGTGCCCAGCCCCTGGAAGCTGACGTCCGAAAGGTCCGCCGCATGCTTCAGCCGCGAAAGCTCCTCTGTCGTCGAGCCCCACTTCTGCGCGGACTTGCTGATCTCATCGGCAACGTCGATCTGCTGCTTGACCGCGACGCCAAGCGCGGTCGCCGCCGCAAGGGCGGCGGCCGCGGCCGCGGCCATCGCCACGCCCGCGCCTTTGGCGAAGCCAGCAATGCTCGACTGGCCTCCTTTGAGGCCCTTATCGAGATCGCTGGTATCGGCGCCGAGAATGACCTTCAGGGCGCCTATGACGGAGCTGCTCAGTGCCAAGTCAGTGCCTCGCTGCGCTCGCCATCGCGTTGAAGATGGCCCACTGCTGCTCGGGTGTTTGCCGCGGCCGATCGGCCTTCAGGTAAAGTCGATCGGGCTTTTTTGGGAAGGCGCGCCGGTCCGCGCGAACGAGCGATGCGGTCACCCAGGCTATCCGCATGTCGCGGTTGTGCTCGTCGCGATCGCGCTGGTCGACAGCTTCAAAGATCAGCTGGAGCTGCCGGGGCGTTTTGCTCCAGAAGGCGTCCGGGTCGAAGCCTGCCGCGCACCACCGCTTGTAGAGATCGGACCAGTACCGTCTCGACCCGGATGCTGAGGGTTTGCGGCTCGGCCTGCCACCTGCTCGTTCTCGGCGCTGCCAAGCTCGGCGGCCTGCTGAATCAGGGCGATCATCTGCCCGTAGTTGACCAGGGCGCCGGCGTCCCGGTCGCTCTCGAGCTCGGGGTGGCGTTGTTTCAGCGCCAGCCAGAACAGCCGGCGCATCTGCGATGCCGACGCCTTCCCCTTCGCCATGATCTCGTCGAAGAATTCGGCGCCGAACTCGTCCTCCGCATCGCAGACGACGTTCGCATCGAAGCGGAGGGAATAGCTCTTCCCTCCGCTCGTGAATGTGACAACACCCAAAATCGGATTGGTCATGCCTCTCCCCGTTTACGCGGCCGCCACTTCATCGGTCGGACCCGACGTCGCGGAAGCCGAGCCGGCGCTGTTCGTGGCGGTCACCACAACCGTGATGTTGTCGCCCTCTTCGCCAGCCGCCAGCTCGTAGGTCTTGCTGGTGGCGCCCGCGATATCCAAGCCCTCGGCCTTCCACTGGTACGTGAACGACGTCGGCTCGTTGGCCCACACGCCCTCGAGCGCTGTCAGCGTCTGGCCAACCTGCTGCGTGCCAGCGATGGCCGGCAGCACGGAGTTGGTCGGCGCGGCCGCCGCGTTCAACGTCGGCAGGCCCGTGATCTTCCAGGTCTGCGACCAGACCATCTTGTCGTCGATCGGCGCCTCCGGCTCGATGCCGGCCAGGAAGGCCTCCATCTGCACATAGGCGCCGCTGGGCATGACAGCGCGGCACGTCTGCTTGGTGCGCAGCATGGAGAACAACAGCGCCTCGTCCGTTCCAGACGGAACATAGTGCCCCTCAACGGCCGCCTCGCCGGCCTCGATCAGGCCCGCGATATACTCCCGCGCGGCACTCGGGCTCGCCATGTGCGTCGCGTCGACGGTATCGACCGCGAGCGCGTAGGGCGTGACGTTGGTCTGCTCGCCGACGCTGGTGTAGACGTCGGGACCGGTCGCCGTGCGGACCTTGAACAGTGTGCCGTAGCCAATGCGGGCATTGGTGGTCATCTCGGAAGCTCCTGTGGGTTGATTGGGCTCAAACGATCGTCGCGGCCTGGCCTTCGCGCACGCGATAGGTCAGGCGATACTCAAGCTGCAGGCCGCCGAGATGCGACTCGCCGGACGCCTCTACATCCTGCTGCGTGCGAACCAGCTGCGTGTTGTACGCCTTGCCAGCGAACGACAGGTCAGACGCCATGGCCGCCTCGACGTCGACCGCAATTGTGTCGAGCAGATCATCCGGTGGATCCGCAGAGACCACCCGGATCTCGACAAAGACGGTCAGCGCCCGCGCAAGAATTGGCGGGTTGCCATTGGCGTCGCGGCGCGATTCCTCGATCAGCGTATAGACCAGGAGCGTCGGCTCGTGCGCGGTGCCAAGCGGCCGCTTGCGGCCTGTATAGACCCGCGCGCCGGTCTGCGGCAGACCGGTCAACACGGTCTTGATCGCATCGCGAAGCTGCTGACGCGCGTGGGTTGCCATGTTCTCGGCCTCAGCTTGCGGCGGCCAACGCGAGCAGCGCCATGCCCTGCCCGTCAGGTTCGATCGTGGCGACTCGGAACGTCAGCGCAACGCCGGACACGGGATGGGTGATGGCGACTGTGTCGACGCTGCCCTCAGCAGCGCCAACGGGCAGGTCGGCCTGCCGGCACAACAACGTCGGGCGCGAGTCCTGCGACATCGCGCGTTCGCCCAGAGACACCATCAAGGTTGGATCGTCGAAGATCCCAGGCACGTCGACCGCTCCGCCGCCGGCGCGCGTGTAGCTCGCCACCACGCCGAAATCATCGGCGCTGACGAACACGGCACGATCGGCGGCGGATTCGACAGGCACGGCGGCGGGACCAACTACGGCGCGACGGCGTCGTCGACGTAGGCCTGCGAGACGACGGCAACGGCTCCGTTCAGCCGGACTTTGCCGAGCGTTTCTCCCGCACCGGAGCCCACCACTGCTGCGGCAGCGCCAATCAGGACATGCGCAGCATTGAACGTCTTGGTCGCCCGGCTATTGCTGGTGTCCCAATAGATGGGATCACCGATCGCCCACGCCTCCGATCCGACCTTGGTCAGCTCGTAGACGCCGACGACGTGCAGAACGTTCGCCTCCGTCTCGGCGGTTGTGAGCGCCGCGACGCCGCCGAGCGAGCCCTGAATGTAGAAGTTACCGGCGACATAGCCACCACTCGGTGTCACCACGTCGATCGCATTGCCAGGCTGAATGAAGTTCTTCATGTCGATATCTCCCGCGGAGATTGAGAGGGGTGGGACGAAAAAAGGGGTCTCACTGAATCGAGACCACAACCTTTAGGTCCAGAAACGCAAAAGACCCGCCTTGAGCGGGCCTTTCGAGCACTGACCAAGACCGGCCCCGTGTGGGGCCGGCCAGTCCTGTTCCTTCATCAGGAAGGCGCGGCACCGTTGTTCTTGTAGCCGCCGCGGTAGTCGATTCCCTCGATGCCGAAATCATGCTCGAGCTGGACGCCGATGCCCTGCGTGCCGAACTTCTCGTCGAACTTCAGGCGCGGTCCCTCGAAACCCTCGAGGTAGCCGTAGACAAAGTTTGGCGTGATCGCCGGATCGGCAAACAGCCACCACGGGTTTCCCGTAACGTTTGCATCGCCGACCGGCGTGAGCCGCTTGATCCAGTCCGGCACGGCATTGCCGACAGAGGCCGGCGTAATGGTTGCGACGAGCTGCTCCGCCTCGGTCAGACGATCTGGACCCGTCAGGATCGTTGCCGGCGCCAGATTCAGCTTCAGACCATCGAGGCTCGTCTGCTTCATCATAGCCGCCCGCCCAACGCCAAGCGAGGTGATGCTGATCGCAGTACCCGTCGATGTGTAGTTGCCATGGTTGGCCGCATGGAACATCGCCGTACTGTCGGTCAGCAGCGTCGGACCAACGCCGGAGTTCGAGTTCAGCTTCTCGAACGCCTTGCCATTTTCCCAATCCGTGACGCGATCGCCCGCGGAACCGAGCAGCTGGTCGATCGCACGCAGATTGTCGTTGATGATCATCTGGCGCGACAGGTTGAAGCCGACGCCGTACGGGTAGACGCGAAACACCTCCTTCGACTCGGAGAACGTGCCCTGCTTGATCTCACCGCTCTCGGTGATCGCCTGCAGGGTCGGGAAGTCACCGGCGCGAACCACGTAGGTCGGGCGGAAGTCCGTCGCGGTGTAGAGCGCGGCGAAACGCCGGTACGTCGGCATGGCCGTCTGATAACGGTTGAGCAGCCGCCGATTGATGGCGTCCTGGAAGATGCCAGGGAAGTCAGACAGAGTGTGGAACGCACGCTCCATGACATCGTTTGCATGGCGCGAGGTGCGAAGGCTGCCGCGATAGCCGATGCACTCGGCGGCCATCTCGACGAACCCCATCTCGCCGAAAGCGCGAGCGCGCTCCGGGATCTGCACGTTGCGTTCGCCAGCCGCCCTCGCGAGCCGCGCGACAATGGCTTCACCCATCGCCTCGCGGCGCGTCTCCTGCTCGTCCTGCGAGATTGAGACGGTCGGGTCTGTCCGCGTTGCGTTCGAGCGCTGGGCGAGCACATTGAACGCCTCGGCGCGAAATGCCTCGATGGCAGTGCCATTGGAGATCGCGGTCTGGATCACGCTCGCCTCGAGCGCCGCCCGCTGGCCGATCTCCTGAATACCCGCAACACGAACACGCTCGCTCCGGATCGCCTCATTGACGTCCGCCGGCGCCGGAGCGGGTGTCGGAGCGGCCGCGCGCTCGGCGGCTGTGATCTGGGTCTGGACATCGCCGGCCTGGCGTACCAGGTTCGCATGTTCGGTCTCGAGGCGCGTCACCTCCGCCGGAGGCGTTGCGTCGGTGATCTGTTCACGCAAGGCCGCCGCGCGAGTGGTCAGATCGGTGTGCTGAGTCCGCAGAGCAAGCAAGGCAGGATTGGCCACGACAAAGCCGATCCCATCCGCGAGTGTTACGCCCGCGGCAAGCGAATCGCCAAGGAACAACGCAGCAGCGGCAACGACGAGACCAATGGCGATGGTCACAGCCGCCAGTTTACGAAGCTTCATGAGAAGTCTCCCATTCGTGTGATCGGGGGCAATGCGCCTTCGCCCTGCGGCCCCCAGGAAGCGCAGGCGGCAACCGTGAAATTTCAGAGCTTCAGTGGCCCGTTACGCCAGGCCGCGTTCGCGCGCGCTCATTCGCATCCGCGCCAAAGCGGCGCTCGATGAGGCCGGCTGGCCCACGATCCGGCACGCATAGGTCTGCAGGTCAGGCGCCGATCGCTTGCCGGCATCCGGATCCGCTCCGACAGGGACGAAGGAAATCTCCTGCGGCTCCCAGTCAGTGGCGACGCGGTACATCTGCCCCTCGCGCATCTCCTCGCGATAGGCATGCGTGACGTACATCGGCGATACGTTGGCGATGATGCCGTCACGGATATCTTCGATCAGCGGCGCGATGTCATCGCGCTTCGACATCCTGACTCGAGCGATCCCTTCCCCGCCCTTGATCTTCACCGAGTTACGCTCGACAACACCGAGCACGTTCTCAAGCGACCAGCGCGAGTGCGTGTCCAGTACCGGCGCGCGACCGGACTGCAGTCGCCCCAAGCGCACCGCGTTGTCCGATACCTCGAGGACCTCGATGTAGCGCTGACCGGTCCACCAATCGATGCGCGGCACCTCGGCACCCGCTGTCCAGACAATCTCAAACGTGCGGTTCTTCTCGTCGAATGAGCCCGCTGCGATCGCCGCCTCCCGATAAAGCGGGGGCAACATGACCACGTCGCCGCGACGCTCAAACGGCTTCGGCTGCTGCTGGATCTGGCTGGTCATCGTCATCATCCTCTTCGTCGGCCTCGTCGTCCTCTTGCGCGCCACCTTCGGACGGTGCTGCAGGCACAGGGCCTCCGTTCCGCGGCTTGCGTGGGTCGATGTCGAAAGTCAGCCCGACCTTCGACTTGTCTAGTTCGGCAAGAAACTCGCCAAAATCTGCGACGACCTTGCGCCAATCCCGGCCCCACTGCGTGATGAACTCTTGCGGAGACATCCGGCCAGCGCGCACCGCCAAAATGTCCGCCTCAAGGTCCTTCTTAGGATCGATGGGCTCGTTCGCGGGCGTCACCCATTCGCGGGCATATCCGCCTGCGCGGCGCTGCAGCGAACCGGCCAGAATCGCGCGATCGATAAACCGGTCGGCAACGGGATTGCAGAGGCGCGGAATGATTACATGCCATTGGATCTGTTCGACCAGGCGGCGATGCTCGATCTTTCCGGCGCGGAGCGACGAGTAGTTCGCCTGGCGGAGGTCGCCGGTAATCTGGTCGTAGGTCAGGCCAGCACCAACCGCCATCGCTTGCAATGTCGTCAGCGCGATCGCCTGAAACTGCGTCGACGTCTTCGGCTCAGCAAACTTGATGTCCTGGCCGTTCTTGAGCTCGACCAGCATGCCGGGCTCCGGCATCGTGACACGCTGGCCGCTGGCCGGATCGACGGTCGAGGCCAGCGGCGTCGCGCCGCCGCCCTGGTTGGTAATGAAGCCAGAGAACGACGCTTCGATCCCCGTCTTGACGATTGTATTTTGAAACAGGTCCGCCAGATCCTGAGCGGGCAGCAGTATCGGCGCCAGCCAGGTCACGCCCCGTACCTGGCCGATGCGCAGTTGCCGGTACAGATGCTGAACCTGCGCTCGCTCCACGAACGTCGACGTCATTGACGCCATGGATTCGCCTGGATGCTCCGGAAACAGATAGTAACCAGTGCGGCGGCCCCATTCACCGAGCCCGACGCCCATGCGGACTCTCCGACCATCCGCAACGCCATCGCGCGCGCCGTCGATCTGGTCACCCTCCATCAGCTGCAGCCGCATCGGCAACGAGGGGTCATCGCGGTACTGCAGATCGACGAAGCGCACGAGGGATTCGCCCCCCTCGATCATCGCCCGCACCGCGAGCGCCTGCTGCTCCTCAAACCCGGTCTCCCCTTCCACGTCGGACCGACGCGACCACTCCTCCCACAACAGGGTGACGCGCCGGTCGAGCCGATCGCTTCCAGTGTTCCAGATCGGCGTAAGACCGGTGCCGACCGTGTGGCGCACCATGACATCGACAATCGCGCTTCCGTGGGCTGTGTTGCGGACGAGATGCCGCGCACGATTGCGCAAGGTGCGCAGCGCCGGCGATATCGCCGCATTCGCAGAGCCGCTGCTCGAGCCGAAACCAACCTGCCGCTGGCCAGTGCGCGCGGCGTCGTACGACCGCAGCATCTCGCGCGCGCGCGCACGCGCCAGCCCGCGTGAGGGCCAGAGGTATGAGATTGCCTTATCGATCGCGTTCACTCAGCACCCACTGCTTCGAATGTGGCCGGCATAAAGGACCGCACCGGCTCCAGCTGCGTCCGAAAGAGACTTCACGATCCCGTCCCAGAACTTGATGTTCTCGCGAACCTCACCGGCATCGACGCGGGTAAGCTTGCGGCTGCCGTTGCCCGTGTTGATCTCGTACGATTGCGATGTCGCAAGCGCCGAGCTAGCGCTCAGCCAAACCGCAAGCTGCGCTTCCGCATGCGCGAGTGTGATCCCAGCCATCGATGCTCCTACCTGCGGATCCTGCTCCACCAACCTTCTGTGCGTTCGCTGAGCCGGTTCTCCGGTGACGTCCGCTGGCCGTTGGTTTCCTGCGCCTTCCGACGCTCAATCGCCGCTTCGGCATCCTTCGCATCGTGTTGCGATGAAGGCCGCGGCGTGAACAACGAGAGTTCGCTCATTTCCGGCGGCAGGCCGCGCGCGACCGCCAGCCGCGCCCATTGCTCTGGGGTCGTCGAAGTGATGCCCAGGTACTCGGCGAGCGCCATGTTCCCCACGGCGCAGTCGAGGAAATGGTTCGGACCGATCGTCACCCATCGACGCGACGCGACCTGACCTTGAACCTTGACGTCCTCCAGCTTTTCGCCGGTCGTTTGTCGGAAGTAGACCTCATCCAGCCAAAGGCCGTGGTGCCGGTAACCATCCGGATAACTCACGGCATCCGCCGGTCGCTCGAGCCGCAGCGCGCTGTAGTGCGATGCCTTCAGTGACCAGGTGCCTATGCCCCAGACTTTGCAGCCCTCCTTGATCTTGCGACCGTCCATGTCGACATCGACAAGCGACGGCTGCCCGATCGCAGGCCGGCCCCACCCTTTCATTCCCTTGGTCGCGAGAATGATATCGCGACCAGAAAGCGGATGGATGCGCTGGTTCAGGCGCGTAAAGGCATAGACCACGTGCGCGCGATAACCGGAGTCGATCCCGAGCGCATCGACCTTGCGCATTCTTCCGAATGCATCAGGAAACTCGCGATCAAGAGCCTGCGTCCGAATGCCCTCGAAAACATCGTTGGTGTGGCGCGACGTATCCCCGTCTAGGTAGAACGCGTCCACCACCCACTGCTCACGGTTCGGAGCGTGCGCGACAATCTCGACCCAGCAACCGCGCATCTGCACATCAACGAAGCCGGTTAGCAGCAGGCCCTGCGGGGGCACGTGGCCGCGCTTCAGGTCCGGCTCGCGGCGCAGCATCAGCGCTTCATGATCCGGAACGTCGGCCTTCAGCTCATACGGCAGGCCAAGGGTAAGATTCCAGAACGACTTTAGCTTCACGTCGTCGTTGCCGGCATCGCAAAACTTCTTCGCGATGGCATCCCAAGGGACGAAGGGCGACGACAGCGCGTCGAAATGGTAGCTCTTGAACTTGCCCGCGCCAGGCTCTGTCGCAACCCAACGGCCGGTCTCGTACACGGCAAACTTTTGCCATCCCTCGATCAGAACGCCGCAGCAAGGCGGGACATAGGCGGCCTTGTAAGGGTACTGCCGCTCGAACTGAAATCGCTCGCCCCACTCAAAGCGCAGATTTGGATCCTGACAGTGCGGGCAGACCATCGTCCAGCGACGCTGGTCGCCTGCGAGAAACTTCCGCTCAATGGACGAGGCACCCTTCAGCGTCGGCGTCGAGATGTAGATCCGCTTCCAGGTACCCGTACGGAGAAACGATGTCTGCCGGGCCTCGATCATGTCCAGCGGATCGCCCTGATCGTTGAGATCGGCGGGATACTCGTCGATCTCGTCACACCACGCCTTCTTGATCGTTTTCGATCGGAGATCGGCGGTCGACGTCGACAGCGACAGGAACAGCGAACAGTCCGGCGAGAACTTTTTCTCGTAAGTGGTCGACGCCTTGCCAGCGCGTGCGACCTGCGGCTTCACCTTCCTCCGCATTACCGGTGACAGATCGAGCACGCGCCCGAGCTTCTGCGAGTTGAAATCGGTAAGCGCCGAGTCGGTCGGTTGAACCACCATCATGTCGCAGGGATCACGGTCGATGGAATGGCAGACCGAGATCTGTAGCGCCGTCGTAAACGCGGTCTGTGCCGACTTCATCACGGCGAGTTCATTGTCCGGCGCATCCGGACCCATGGCGTCGAGCGGCTCGATCAGATGCGGCGTGCGCACGAGGTCGATCGTCTGCCCTTTGCGCTCGCCGTCGGGCAGCACGAAATGCTGATTTGCCCATGCGGACGGCGCAATTTGCTCGGGCGGAGCGAACACGCCGGCAAAGATCGCCGCAACGATTGGAAGCGCGCGCGGGAAGCTCGGCGGTGCAGGGTCAGTCACGACGTTGCCTCCTCCCGCTTTGCGGTTTCATTCTCGACATCAGCAAGCCGCATGTTCTTCTCGAGCGCCTCGCGAATGCCGCGAGCAACATTCTTCAGGACCGCTCGCATACCCTGCACGCCGTCGCGCGACATCGCTGCGGCGAGATCGTCAGCGAAGGTCGGCAGCTGATCGATCTCGCGAACGATGACGGCTGCGCAGGTCTCCATCGCACGCGTCACGTCCTCGATCTTGAGCAGCTGGCCAACACGCTGTGCATAGTCCAGCTCCGCGACCCTGAGCTGATAAACACCGATGCCGGTCCGGACCCTCGTCAGGGCAGCGACCCCCTCGCCCCCCTGGCTGCGGCGGATCGCGCCGGCGTTGCTGCCAAAAGTGGCATCCGTCCCCGCCGCGCCGAGCCCGCCATCGGCGGCATCCGACGACAGGATGCGCTCGCGCACCTCGCCGAGTGCGAAGTCAGCCGCCGCCGGATCGATCCGTCCGCCGTCCACGAACGCCGACTGCGGGATCTTGCCGGAGTTGATCAGCTTGTTGATCGCTTGGCGCGACACGCCGCGATGGCGCGCATACTCCGCCTGCGTCATGGGCTGCATGATTCATCACGCGGCCGCGCGGATCCCGCGCGTCGCCGCGACCTCCTCAAACGAATGACCATCGCCCTCGAGGATGGCGATGCCGCCCGTGAACTCCTGCCAGCGGCGCACGCCGACATCGACGTAAGCCGGATTGAGCTCCATGGCGAAGCAGCGGCGGCCGGCGACGTGCGCGGCTATGATCGTGGTGCCGGAGCCGGAGAACGGCTCGTACACGGCCTCACCGAGGCGCGAATTATTGACGATCGGCCGGCGCATGCACTCGACCGGCTTCTGCGTGCCGTGACCCGTGTTGTTCTTCACGTGCTCGATATGCCAGACCGTCGACTGCTTGCGCCCGCCAGCCCACTTCGCGGTCTCGCCATCGAGCACGGCGTAGGTCGCGACGTCGTGATCGTCTTCGAAGCGCTCGCTCTGCCAGGCGTCCGACGCCGCATCGCCCTGCGATGCATAGAACGCCGGCTCATGCTGCCAGTGGTACGCTCCGCGCGACAGGACCGGCCGCTGCTTGACCCAGATGATCTGGGCGCGAACCTTGAACTCGCACGCCTCGAGCGAGGCCTGCACCACCGCGCCATGCAGGCCGCCGTGCCAGACGTAGGCAACGTGGCCGGGAAACAGCCGCCAAGCCTCGCGCCAATCGGCCTGATCGTCGTTCAGCACGCGGCCGGTCGCCGCGCCGGTCGACCCGACGCCGGCGGCCGCGCGCCAGGAGGGATCGTAGTTCACGCCATAGGGCGGATCGGTCACCATTAGGTGAGGCTTCTCGCCCTCGAGCAGAATGGCCACGTCCTCGGGCGCAGTCGAGCTGCCGCAGCGGAGCCGGTGATGGCCACCGAGCAGCCACGTGTCGCCCGCCTGTGAGACGGGCACCTCCGGCGCCGGCGGCGCCGCATCGGGCTCGGTGCAGCCGGGTGAGCCGCCGTGGGCGCCTTTCAGCAGGCGATCAAGTTCCTTGGGCGTGAAGCCGACCACCTCGAGACCGATCGCGCCGACTTGCTGCAGGTAGGCCAGCTCGCGCGCGAGCAGCTGCTCGTCCCAGCCAGCGTCCAGCGCAATTCTGTTATCCGCCATGGTGTAGGCCCGGCGGGCGGCCTCGGTCAGGTGGCCGAGCGCGACGACCGGGACCTCGGCCAGGCCGAGCGACTTCGCGGCCGCAAGCCGACCATGGCCGGCGACGACGGTCCCCTCGGCGTCGACCAGGATCGGATTGTTGAATCCGAACTGCTTGATCGACGCGGCGATCTTCGCGACCTGCTCCGGCGAATGCGTGCGCGCATTGCCGGCGTAGGGCACGATTGCCGCGACCGCGCGGTGCTCGATTGTCAACTTGGCAGCTTCCACCAGGACGGCTCCTGTCAACCGGCTGACGTCAACTCACGTCAACCGTGTCAACCTAAGTTTTTTCACCCCTTGGCTACCGAAACCGGGGGGTCCGAATTACCCGCGTAGGATCGGTGACGCCGGAAGGACCCGCGATCAGGCCGCGGCCTTGCGGCGCGACGCCATCGCTCGAGACCATCCGGCTCGGACATGGCTCGCGATATTCTGTGAGAATATCCGCTGACCAACGCCATAGAAGTCGAAGCGGCGCTGGTACTTGGGCGCACGAACGAACAGCAGCACGGGCACGATCGGCCCACGGCTGCCACTGCGTTGATAGATACCGGGCGCCGCACTGGAGTCGCGCAACACGAAGTACTGTCCACCCGCCGACTTGATCGAACGCTTGCGTGACTTGGCGGTCATGTTCTGCGTGGGATCACGGCTGGCCCGCACCTGCGAGAGGATGCGGGACAGGTGGCCGCCCTTCATGTTCCCGTAGGTGTCCAGCACTGCGCCCTTGCCAGGAACGGCGAACTCATCCGAACGCATGACACCCGCTGAGATCAGCGCCCGCTCATGGCTTTTGTGCCGCCGCGCGCCGCCTTCCACGTTCGGCCCAAGATATCGCTCCGCAGGCACGCCGCCGAACAGCTTGTAGTCGACGACGGCCGTCAGGTCCTGCTTCGTTGCGGTCTTCAGCTGCAACGAATTGAGAGCGTACCGGGTCGGGCGATCGAAAACACGCTGCATTTCCGAGTACTCGGCGGCCTTAACGTCCTGGCCAGTTTTGGTCAGAGCGTAAGCGGTCACGAACGGAACGTCGTCGCGAGCGACGCCACGGAGGGCCTCGATCAATTCCCGATCACCGACGATGCGAATTGCCTTCAGCATACCCTTTGAACGAAAAAGGGCCGCTTGCGAGAACAAGCGGCCCGAAGTCAAAGGGAGGAAACGCCCAAGGAGGGCAGCGGCCTAGCCGGAGGCGCGACCGCACAACCTACCGGAACGAAAAAGCCCGCTCGAGGCGGGCCTTGGAAACTGTTCCAGCGCGGAACAGTTTCATCGTCCGGGATTTGGTCGTGCGCGGCACTCCGCGTGGCCTTAGCGTGGCTGCGTCGTGGCTGCGTCGTGGCCGCTTAGAGCTTTTCGATCGCCGACAACGGCATTGAGACTGGAGTCGATCGTCCGAAGATTTGAACAGCTACCTTCACAAGCAATGATTCGTCAACTTCCGCGATCGTACCCGCCGCGAGCTGGTCTCGCAGATCCTTCGGCAACTCTTCGATCACACCAGAGAAATGGGCAAACGGTCCGGTTGCTACGCGCACGCGCTCGCCAACGGCGAAAAGGTCCTTCACCAGCGTCGAAGCCGGCAGCACACCGTTCTGCTCGAGCCGCCGCAATTGAGCGACGTAGGCATCATCGATCACAACCGGCCGCTCGCCGCCGGCGCAGTGCAACCCATAAACGCCAGCGAGATCGAACAGCGCATGCGCATGGTAATCCGCAATGTCGAAGCGAATGAACGGATAGCTAGGAAACAACGGCACCAGCGTGGGTCGCCGCACAACATCGCCCTGCGCACGCTGCGCGCGAGACAGCTGCGCCTTTGGCACTTGCCGCAGCAAGAGCGCCTTCGGATAATAAACCTCATAGCCATACCGCTTCAAGAATTCGCGGAGAGCATTCTCCGCATTCGAGCGCGCCTGCAGGAGATACCAGGCCACACCCTGCACGAAGCCCGCACGCGGTTGCCGCGGCCACGGACACGACGCCCCGTCGATAAGTTCGGCCTGTTCATTGACAGCAGCCATTTGCGCCCGATCGAAAGCAGCTTTGAGATTTCCCATGGTGTCGCTCCGAAAATTAAGCTGCGAGAGTTATGCGAGGGTTGATCAAACGCTCACCTGCACAAAGCCTTTGATTGAACGAAGGATTTTCGATTGTTGCGAGGGTTGCGAGGGTTCAGAACGGAATGTCGCCGCCATCGTCCTCCACCCGATCGTTGTCATCCGCACCATCGCGCAGCGGATTGCCTTGGTGGTCGACGAACTCCGCGACGCCCTTCGTGAGTCGCAGCCCGATCCAGTACACAAAGTGCTTCGTCTCCTTCTCGAAATTTCGGTCAGCCAGCGCCGCCGAAAGCCCCTTTTGCGTGTACGGTCGCTCGCCGGCGGACTTACAGAACGCCTCGTAGACCGCATAGAGATCGCTTGACTGCACCCGCGCATTCGGATCACGCGCCGTGCACAGAGTGAGGAATCGTCCGAGAGGGTCGCTATCCGAGCGAAACTGCTCGGTCGCCTTCAACACGTCCTCCGGCAACTCGAGGCCGTGCTCGAGCCAGCGCACAAGGCCGGCGATCCAACGATTGAGAATTCCGGACCCCTCCGCCTTCAGCTTGTCGACCAAGTGCGGATCCTGCTGCTCCCGCGTGATCCGCACCAGCCAAGGCACGAGCACCACGCGCCGCCATGTGCCGCTGTCGGCATCGCCGCCGCCGATGTTCGGCTTGTGATTGCCGGCGATCGTCAGCTTGAACTCTGGCTTGAGCATAAAATATGGCTTGTTCAGCTCGCGGACCGGGACCTCGTCGCCGCCCGTGAGCAGCTTGATGAGGGCCTCGTTGAGCTTCCAGCCCTTCTCGGGCTCGGACGTCACGACTGCGCGCTTCTTTCGCAGCATGGCGAGATCCGGCGAGGCCTGCCCAGGCCCGCGCCCGCGCTTGGCGTCGTTGATGAAGCTCTCGATCGGGATCGACTTGCCATAGTCGCCCTGCAGCGCCTGCCGCACAGACAGCCAGGTCGATTTTCCGTTCTTGCCGGTGCCGTAGTTGAACACAAGGCGCTGCTCGCTGACATCGCCCGTCATCGAGTAGCCATCCCAGACGTCGATGAAATCGCGAACCTCGGCGCTGGGCTGCACGTCGGCGAGAAACTTGTCGTAGCGCGGGCAGCGCGCCTTCGCATCGAACCGCACCGGCATGACGTGCGTGATCAGGTCGGCCGAATCGTGCGGTTTGAGCCGAATGTAGGCATTGACGTGCGTCCAGCCCTGCTTCAGCGGCTCGCTCCATGGCGTCCGCCGAACAACCAGGGTGCCGTTTTCCAGGTTGATCAGGAACGGGTCGGCGTCGAGCTGATCCACCTCAACGGAAAGGTATGGTGCCGCATGATCGTGTAGCGTCATCCTCGACTTCGTCTCCGAGGCGCGGCCGAACATTTCGAGCTGTTCGGAAAGATGGACCGGTTCCTCTTCGTCGCCCTTCTTCTTCGGTTTGCGCGCGCCGACGATCAAATCATCGTCCGTGCCGCGAATGCTGTCGGCCTCGTCCTGGATCGCGCGAACCGTATCGTGACCGGCCGCCACCGCGAGCGCCGTGGCCCCTTCCCGCGACAACCGCTTGCCGTCCCATGTGAACCAGCCAATGGCATCGCAGTTTTTCAGCAGGCCCTTGTGACGC